GCATACCTCAGCCGATTCTAAAGTAAACCGCTGTAAAAATCGCCCTGCAAAAATTTACCTGCAAAGGTCGCATTGCCTTTAATTCAGTAATATAGTATAATAGTCTTATGGGAATGTAAATAACTTGGAGGAGTATGGTAATTATTCATGACAAAAACGGAAATCTCACTGTAATGACCTATCAGGAAGCTGTAGCTGGAGGTTATATAAAACAACCAAAGGTAACATGGTCAGAAGGATTAAAGAGAAATGCACAAAATAACTTGCAAAAACTGTAATAGAGAGTTTGATGGGATCATGGGTGTTTGTGGCTCTGGAAGTTATCAAACCATCTATAGATGTTTATACTGTGGTGATGAAGAAACTGTTGAACATGGACCGATTGATTGGACAAAGGCACTATTAACACCAGAGGAATCTATGAATAAACTTGTAAAAACTGAAAACGAACACTTATACCCATCTGGAGGTTTAGTCATTCCTCATGAGGTGGCAGACGGCATTACCAAGGCAAATTTGATTGATGCCAAGCGTTATCTTCAATCTGAACTAGATCAGTGGAACAAAAACCCCAAGGATGAGTTGAATCCTGATGGTTATTGGTTACATCCCGATGATGTAGTGAACAATGGTAAACTTATTCGAGCACTGTCCTTGATTATTGACTACTATGGTGGTGAGTGATGATTGCTCTATATATCATAGTGGGATTATTTACCTTTGAGATCGTTTTTGGTCTCATTTTTACACTGTGCATGAGAAAATTCGGTGTTTACGGAGATGGAAAGTGGTTTTGATGCGATATTTACTCGTTTTTATGCTTTTGGTAGCGTTGTTTGGCTGTACTACGACCTACAACACGAAAATCAACTCGGAAAACACCATTTTAGTAGAAAAAGTCACTCCAGTGGTGCTGATTCGCGATCCCCATAACCCTTACAAGAAGTCGGAAAAATAAACTTGACTTGCAAGACCGATTTATGGTATAATAGGATGTCGGGTGTCTACAAAGGATAAGATATGTATAGAATAGGTGATATGATTATTGCTTTAAACAATCTAGGAAGGGAAGTCGGTGAGATTGACTTCGAAGAAGGACATAAGATTAAGATGTTGGCGAATGAGTTGGCTAAAATTGGTAATCGACTAAACGAAAAGGAATGTGAGAATGAATGATGTAGAGAAAAACCCAGATCTAGAAAAATCCGAGGAAGTTGAGGGAGAATTTAAGGACTCTCTTACTAGACTGAAGGAAGCAAGAGCATTAAAGAAAGAAAAGAAGAAAGCAGTGAAGGCTGTAACTGCGAAATTCGGTGATATCAAGTTAGCCAAGAAGTTGGTTAAGTCTGCCGTTGGTAACCTTCAGAAGAAAGTTCGTAGGACTGCTGGTAGAGGTAGATAATATGCTTGATATTTTTGGACCAACCTTACAATGGATAAAAGATGACTGGACTTCAAATCGTTTTCGTTTCGTTCTCGAGCTGCTTGCTTGGGGTATCAGCATTTTTTGCTCTCTTACAATGGCAATCACTATACCCAATCCTCCGCTACTTGCTCTTTATCCTGTGTGGATTACTGGTTGTGCAATCTATGCTTGGTGCGCTTATTCTAGGAAATCTTTTGGGATGTTGGCTAACTATCTCTTGCTAACAACCATAGACACAGTAGGGTTATTTCGAATGCTTGCTTGACATTAATTGGCAATTCAGGTATAATTGAGTTATGAATTTAGGAATGTACTATGAAAATTGCAATCTGCTCCGATGTCCACCTAGAGTTTGGACAACTTAATCTTGAAAACACACAAAATGCCGAAGTTCTTATTCTATCTGGTGATATTTGCACTGCTTGTGATTTGTTTCCCGATACTGGGGATACCTTTACTGGCTCTGCTAAGTCTAGTCGTTATCACGAGTTTTTCAGCTTTTGTAGCAGTCGGTTTAATCATATTGTTTATGTCGCTGGCAATCATGAACACTACCATGGTGATTATGCAAAGTCTTTGGGGATTCTAAAGGAAAACCTTGCCTACCTTCCAAATATTCATGTACTAGACAAAGAAGTCTGGGAACATGGCGACCATGTGTTTATTGGTGGCACTCTTTGGACTGACATGAATGGTGAAGATGAAATGACCATGCGTCATGTCGAGCGAAGAATGAACGACTTTCAAATCTGTAAAAATACTGCTCGTCAAGTTAATTACAGAACAATGGAACCAACTCTTGATGAGTATGGAACACCGAAGGTAGATGCTGATGGTAAGCCAATGTATCACGCAGTGTTTAAAACTCGTGACGCATACTTGTCACCTTCTGATGCAGTTGAAGACCATAAAGCCATGCTAAAAGTTATTGAAGATGCATACAATGATGTTCCTCCATGGAAGACTGTTGTTGTTTGTACTCATCATGCTCCAAGCAAAGGTTCTGAGCACCCTCGTTACAAGCATGATGCATTGATGAATGGTGCATACAATTCTAAGTTGGATCAGTTTATCATGGATCGTCCAGGAATTAAATTGTGGACTCATGGTCATACTCATGAAGACTTTGACTACATGATTAAGTCTTGTCGTGTTGTTTGTAATCCTCGTGGTTACATCAACTATGAAGATCGTGCAGATCGTTTTGAATTAAAATTTGTAGAGGTGTAAGATGAGTGAGTATAGACCAGATAAGTGGGTAGTTGTCAAGATTACTGGACCAGACTATCCTCCAATACATAAAGTGTTTGCTTGTTGGTATGGTGGTTATGCTGGTTCAGATTCTTGGAAACTAAACAGTGGTATTACTAAGGCAACTCTTGAGGGAAATGTATATTCCTTTGATGGTTCGTCTGGTTCTGTTTATGAATGTCATAAGGACATTTATGGATATAATATGTATGGTGGATCCGTTCTTAATGGTATGATTGAGAAAGCTGAAAAGAACGGCATTACTATTGAGATTCTACCTGAAGAAACAAATTGGTTGGAGATTAATTATGAGTAAGTATACATTGGAAGTTCAAGAAAAAGACGGAGAATTCTTTATTGAATTGAATGATGAAATTCTTGAGGGCACTGGTTGGAAAATCGGTGATGATCTTATTTGGACAGATAATGAAGATGGGAGTTGGACTTTGAGTAAATCAGATAAAGTTTGGGTTCTTGTTGAGTGTGTTCAACAATATCGTATGCGCTATATGGTTCAAGCACCAGCTGACCATCCTGAGTATGCGTTGGATGATGTTTCTGTGCAAACAGCGAAAGAATTTTCTCAATTAGATATTGGGGAAACTATTGTGTCTCATCGAGTAATTTCTCACGATGACGCATTGAAACTTTGTGATGAAGATAATGATTATACCAAAGACTGGACTGAAGAACATAAAATTAAATCATTTTTCACTAAAGAGGGTGAAGGAAACGGACTATGACAAAATATACACTTATTGCTGAACATACAGATATGTATACAGGTAACACTGTTTCAAAGTCGACTCATGAATTTGAAGTTGATGGATTAATGGAAGTTGTTGAAAATGTGGAGTTGTTCTTAAAGGGAGCAGGGTTTGTTTTTGATGGATTTCTAGATATCGTTCCTACAGAAGAAGATGACATTGATAACCAAGAATGGCAGACACCAGAGTGGAATATACCACAAGAAGAATTTACTGGTGATGGTCATGATGGTATGGGATCGTTATATGATGAAATGGATTTACCACAAGGAAAATCTAAACATTATTTTGACATCGAAAGGAACAAATAATGGGAATGCCACTTGATGTATTGATGTTTCAACAAGCATGTGATCAAAAAGCATCACCTGAAAATGCAGCACTCTACAAATCTTTGATTGAAGAAGAATTTAAAGAGTTTATCGATGCTCATTGGAATCGCGATGAGGTAGAAATGCTCGATGGATGCATGGATTTAATCTGGGTTACCTTGGGTTTCTGTCACATGAAGGGATATGATATTCAAGGTGCTTGGGATGAAGTTGTTAGAACTAATATGGCAAAGGTAGATCCTGTTACAAGAAAAGTCCGTCGTCGTGAAGATGGCAAAATTTTGAAGCCAGAGGGTTGGAAGCCACCTGATATGACGAAATTCGTTAAAAAGACTTGACATTAATTAAGATTTGAGGTATAATTATATTATGATTACATTATACTTAGATATGGATGGTGTCCTTGCTGATTTCAACAAGGAATACACCAAATACGACCCATTAAAAGAAGATCGGAAGAAATTCCAATCAGCTGTTATGGAACATCGCATTTTTGAGAAGTTAGACTTTATGCCTGACACTCAAGAACTGTTGAACCATGTTTCAAAACTAAAAGGAATCAACATCGAGATTCTTACATCAATGGGAACTTTTCGAACAGAACAAGGTGAAGCAGCAAAATCTCAAAAACTAAAATGGTTGGCTGAGAAAAACATTCCATACCGAGCAAACTTTTCTAGAAGTAAAGAAGAGAAAGCGAAGTGGGCAACACCGAAGTCTATTTTGATTGATGATTCTGTTGGATGTATTAGTCCCTTTGTTGAAGCAGGTGGTCATGCTATTTTGCATACTACTTCTTCTGAAACAATTAGATTGTTAGATTCAACAATAAAAATTTTATCATGAATATTTTTTATCTACATAACGATCCTTCGACATGCGCTAAAATGCATGTCGACAAACATTGCGTAAAGATGATTCTCGAATATGCACAACTACTTTCTACTGCCCACCGCTATCTTGACGGTATCCTTTCTATTGGTTTATCTAAGTCTGGTCGCAAACAACAGCGTTATGTTCTCTCCGATAATCGTGAGCATATACTGTACAGTGCTACTCATATTAACCATCCCTCTGCTATTTGGGTGAGACAATCAGATAAAAATTATTCTTGGTTATTTGACATGTTTCAAGCACTTCTTGAAGAGTACACATATCGTTATGGTAAAAACCATGCTTGTGAAAAACTTCTCTGGGCATTAGAAGTTCGACCAAACAATATTCCAAGAGGAAATTTTATAGAACCAACTCCAGCCATGCCTGATCACTACAAAGTCACTGGAGATTCTATTCAGTCTTACAAAAACTACTACCTTGGCGATAAAACTCGCATGTTCTCTTGGAAAAATCGTGAAACACCATCTTGGGTTTCATAAATAGAAGTATAAGGAGTTACGATGCCAACTTATGTATTTCGCAATAAAGAAACTGGTGAACAGTTTGAACAAGTGATGAAAATGTCTGAACTCGACCCATTCAGGGCAGAGAATCCCCATCTAGAAACAGTAATACAAGCGGTCGCATTTGGCGACCCTGTAAGATTAGGTGTCCGCAAAATGGATACAGGATTTAAGGAGGTGCTACAAAAAATTAAATCAGAAACATCATACGCAGATTTCGATAAAACCTCTTCACAAATTTAAGGGCAATAAATGGCGACTCGCTCAGCAGCTAAAAAAGTAGTAGAAATACATAATGAAGATCGTGAGTCAAAACCAATAGCAAGTAATCAGTTGAAAATTCGTTTAGATAATTTAAAAACATTTCAACCATTAACTGATAATCAAAAATTATTTTATGATGCGTATAAGCGTGGCGATTATTTTGTAGCATTGCATGGTGTAGCAGGAACAGGTAAAACCTTCATCGCACTTTATAAAGCGATTGAAGAAGTACTAGATAAGTCAAATCCATTCAATAAGATTATCGTTGTTCGTTCAGCGGTTCAATCTAGAGAGATTGGTCATCTTCCAGGAGATGTTGGCGAAAAGATGGAAATCTACGAACAACCCTATCGTCAGATTTGTCATCAGTTGTTTGATCGCAAGGATGCTTGGGATCGTTTAGAAGAACAAGGTTACATTCAATTTATTTCTACATCTTTCATTCGTGGTATGTCTTTTGACAACGCTATTATTATTGTTGATGAGATGCAGAATTTGACATATGAAGAAATCGACACAGTTATGACTCGTGTTGGACATATGTCTAAGATTATTTGGTGTGGAGACTATCGCCAAACTGATCTAAATAAAAGAAAGAACGATGTCACAGGTATTCTTAAATTTTTTGATATTGCCCAGCATATGAAGGCATTTACTCGAATCGAATTTACAGTAGATGATATTGTTCGTTCATCATTAGTTAAGGATTATATCTTGGCTAAATTAAAGTACGAAGATTACGAAGAAATTAAGGAATATAAAAGATGATTACAGGACAACAGTTCGCTCAACTATTTCCAAGAGCACAAGACCCACAGGGTTGGGCAGATGCAATGAATAATGTATTCCCAACTTACGATATTAGTACACCACAACGAGTAGCAGCTTTTCTTGCTCAATGTGGCCATGAGTCTGGTGGTTGGACAATTTTTGAAGAAAACTTAAATTATTCAGCACAAGGTTTGAACAGTATCTTTAAAAAGTATTTCCCTACCATTGAATCTGCCACACCTTATGCTCGTCAACCAGAAAAAATTGCCAATCGTATTTACTCAAGCCGTATGGGTAATGGCGACGAATCTTCTGGTGATGGGTATAAATATCGTGGTCGTGGACCAATTCAGTTGACTGGTCGTGCGAATTATACTAAATTTGCGCAAGAAATGTTTGATGACTGGCAGAATGTAGTTGATAATCCTGATTGGGTTACGGCTGATCGCGACTTTGCTCTTATGTCTGCTATCTGGTTTTGGAATGCGAACAAGTTAAATGTTCAAGCAGACGATGGCGATATTAAATTGATGACTAAAAAAATTAATGGTGGTTATATTGGTCTTGACGATCGTATCGCACACTATAACCAGTGTATGCAGTTACTAGCGAGTTAAATGAAAACATTTATTGATCATGGTTTTGCGAAATTGGAGCGTATCGATAGTCCCGAAGGCAGGTTATACAAAACACCTTCGGGTAAATCCTATCCCTCCGTTACCACAGTTACAGGATTGCACTCAAAACAGGGAATCCTTGATTGGCGAAAGAGAGTCGGAGAAGCAGAAGCAAACAAAATCTCCACCAGAGCTGCATCAAGAGGAACCAAAATTCATTCCCTCTGCGAATCCTATTTGCGTGGAGAACCAGCTAAACCTAATTTCTTCGATACGCACTTATTTAACAGCCTCATCCCAGAATTAAAAAATATTGATAATATTCATGCGTTAGAAAGTCCGCTATACTCACATCATTTACAAGTTGCAGGAACTGTCGACTGTATTGCTGAGTATAAAGGTAGGTTATCTATTATCGACTTCAAGACATCTTCTAAATTGAAAAATCGTGATTGGATTCATGGTTACTTTATGCAAACTTCTGCGTATGCAGTTATGTTTGAAGAACTGACGGGAATTCCTGTTAATCGACTTGTAATTATTGTTGGTGTTGATGAGTATACTCCACAAGTTTTTGAAGAGCGTCGAAATGAGTGGATTGGACACTTTAAAGATTTACGCAAAGAATACCTGCAATTAAAAGGTATATAACTTGACTAAAATTGATAAATAATGTATAATAGATCTTGAATAGGAGTACTATTATGAAAAAGATCCTTGTAAGTTTAATTATTGGAACAAGTTTATTTTCTGGTGTAGCCAATGCTGATGGTTATCATCATGGTTATCGTGGTGGTTATGGTTGGATGGCTCCCTTGATTATTGGCGGTGCAGTTGGCTATACTATTGCTCAACCAAGAACTGTAGTTGTTCAACAACCTCAAGTTGTTTATCTTCCGCAACCAGCTGCGCCTCCTGTTCCATACGGATATCACTACGAAAATATTTTAGATGCGAACTGTAACTGTTATAGATCAGTTTTAGTTCCAAATTAATTGTTGTAATCCCTTCAAAACGAAGGACTTCTGGACGGGAGTTCGATTCTCCCCACCTCCACCAGAAGCATACCTAAACTGCTGGTCCTGATAGCACTGGGATCGAAGACATGACTGGTAACAGTAAAAATGAATGCTTGGTGTGTTTCTGATGGGGGTGACTAGGTTTCGACAGGGGTATATAGTAGAGACGGCAACACAGTAGGCGATGACTGTAAATCAAGCAAATCTTGTAAATGCAAACGATAGCACTTACGCATTGGCAGCCTAAACGCTGACTAGGGTTTCGGTGAGTTCCTCGTAACAGAATACTCACCACTACTTTTAATAGGAAATGACATGAAACATTTTATCGCAATTCTTGCTTTGGCTTTTGCTACTACATCTTTTTCTGCTGAGCCAGCTAAGAAAGAAACACCAAAGAAAGAACAAACAAATTGTGTTACTAAGGACAAGAAAGGTAATTGTCCTGATGCTCCGAAGAGTCCTAAACCAACTCCAAAGAAAAAAGCAGAAGCACCTAAATAATACTATGTCCCAGGGATGGGAACTGGCTGGTATCCAGTAAATCTACCAAATTACACAACACAACACAAAGGAAATAAAAATGTCAAATATGACTCCGTTCGAAATTCGCCTTGAACTTTTAAAAATGGCGAAAGACATGCTTAACGATGATTACTTCGGTAAGCGTGAACAAATTAGCAACGACTGGCATATGAAAGTCGAATCTGCTAAACTAAATGGTGGCACGATTCCTGATCATCCAGGATTCCCTGCTATCCCAACTGAAACAGAAATTATTGCCAAAGCAACGGCACTTAATGGGTTTGTTTCAAATATCCCCCTAGATACTAAGACTACGAAAAAGTCCACCTGATAAATGGGATTGGAAGGTGTGTTCGCACACCTTTCTTCTGCACATTAAGGAGATGTAATGCATAAGAAAATATTATATACAACATTAACTATACTAAGTTTAATTATTATTGCTCCAGTGATTGCTTTAGAAGGTAAAGACATAATTCCCCTCAGCGGAATTGATTATTTCGATCTGACCCCATCGGCTAAAAAAGAAGTCGAATGTTTGGCAGATAACATATATTTTGAATCAGCCTACGAATCAAAAGATGGTAAAATAGCAGTAGGTATGGTTACTATGAACAGGGTTAAAAAAGGATTCGAAGACTCTGTTTGCGGTGTGGTGAAACAAAAGATTCAACATACTTGTCAGTTCTCTTGGTGGTGTGATGCTAAAGCACAAATGACATCGCTATACAAAAATAATTATTTTAATGATAAACAGAAAGAAGTTTATCAACAGGCGCAGGATGTGGCAGTATATGTCTACATGAACTATGATAATATGAGCGACAATACCAAAGGTGCTTTATACTATCATGCAGATTATGTTAATCCTCAGTGGAAATTACAAAAAACAGTAACAATCGGTAGACATATTTTTTATAAACCCTAATGGAGTGAATGATGGCAAATAGTATGATGCAAAAGTTGAATTTAGATTTTCTTAAAGAGGGCGATAAATCTACTCATGGATTCTTTCTTCTTATGGAAGAAGTCTCCCTTTCTTCGGTAAAACCATTGGTAGAATGGATACTTGAATCAAACTTCACTGCTGAAACACCAGAGCTGTTAAATTTAATTATCTGTTCTCCAGGTGGTGATTTGAATGCTGCGTTCGCAGTTATTGATACGATGCGTGGTTCTTCTATCCCAATTCGAACAATTGGTTTGGGTCAAGTTTCATCGGCAGGGTTATTAATCTTTGCTTCAGGAACTAAAGGACAACGGATTCTTACACCGAACACTTCTATTTTGTCGCACCAGTATTCTTGGGGTGCGTTTGGTAAAGAACATGAGTTATTTGCGACAGTTAAAGAATTCGATTTGACAACAAAGCGAATGATCGCACACTATAAAAAAGTGACTGGTTTAACTGAAGCCAAAATTAGAGAAACACTTCTTCCTCCGCAGGATATTTGGTTGTCTGCTCAGGAAGCACAAAAACTCGGACTATGTGACTTAGTTAAGGATTTAAAATGAAGTGGTTAAAATATTCAGGAGTATGGTTGACGCTTGCGTTAAACCCATACCACTGGAGAATTAATTTTGAAGTACATGGTCCTAACGATATGGATCCAGCAAAGCATATAATTATTGCTACTGTTGGTCCACTAACACTAAGGATAATTACCGATGATGGATCTTATTAACAAACTGAAGGAGTGTTTTACTATGACTGAATCAAAATTACTTATTATTTGTGCGACAATCGTTCTAACTACAGCAATCAGCTCTGTTGCATACTACAATTTGCAAAAAGACCGACTTATGTCTGCAAATATTGAAAATGGTATTGTAAAGGGAGTTGACCCAGTTGCAATTAAATGTGCCTACGACTCCAATGGAACCATGTGTATGCTCTATGCTGCAACTAAGCATGGAGACTCTTCTGCGTCTAAAAAATAATGCTTGACATTAATTCGTAAATAGGGTATAATAGTCTTAGGACTATTGAAAAGGAGCCTGTGATGGAGTTGAGTAAATATGAGTATCAAGAGAAGTTTTCCCTTTGCGCAATTGATAGAGATATCGTAGCATTAGAGAAAATTCGTTTGTCTTTGATTAAACAGCGAAAAGCAATGGATCGTTGGTTTGACAAGTACCTTGATATGTTTGATCGAAAAATGAATCCTGAAGAAACTGATACCCCAGTTTGGAAACTCTATAAATCAAAATCGCGAGAGTATAGCGAACTAAATGAGGTAATCACAACAGCAAATGCTTACATCAACAAACTTAAAAATGTTTGAAGATTCGAAGTCGTTTTCCTTGTATATTGAACAGATGGCACGAGATAAAAAATGTTCTCATGTTGATGCCATCCTTGAATACTGTAAGGAAAACTTCATCGATCCTGAAGAAATTAAATCATTGATTAATAAGTCCCTCAAAGAGAAAATGAAGATGGATTTCCAAGAGAGCGGACACCTACCTAAAACGGCACAACTCGATGTCTAATTTTAATATTGCCCCACCTTTATGGGTTGTCTGTGCGATTTTCTTTATATTTTTGTTTTGGACATTGATATTTGCACTCATGCCTACTCATGGGGTGGTTCGTTATGATTGTCGAATGGCGGAAATCTCTCCAGATTTTCCAGTTCAAGTGAAAGAAAAATGTAGGAAATTAAACAGTGGACGGATATAAGGTATGGAAACTTTATATGGCTGTGAAGTTACACTTTACTACCAATGCGTATAATGTGTTTAATAATCGTGGTCATGTAAAAGGTGCTCGTGATACTTTTTATAATCGTAATGATAGGTTTATCTTTGAGAAGTTAGCAAGAAAGTTTCCAACCGAAAGGGATGTGATTCAATATTTTGTTGCTAATTTTGCTTACGGTAATAATGAAGTTGTCTATGAGCCAGGAGAAGGTGAACGAAACTTGAATACTTGGAACAAACGAAAAGAAAGTATTTCGCAAGTATTTGAAAACGATCTACATGCGATTTGTTTGCATTTAGAAAAAGAAGATTTATCTGAGACTCATCTTTATGAAAAAAGTGGAAGCGATTTTCCTGAGTTGTTTAAGTTGTATCTTGGTGGATATGTAACAATAGAAACCATGGTAATCTTAGACAGTTACGTAAATTATATTGCAAGAATACCTTCGCAATTAAATTTGCTTTTGGGGGAAGAATCGCGTAGAATAGATAAATGTAAAGGGTTCGTGAAATTTAATAATGAACGACTTTTGCGTGTCTATGAGAATTTTAAACAGGAAATTTTAGAGTTACACTGATATGAGTCGCAAGATAGATCTTCGCTTCGAGGATGAAGTAGAGGTTACTGGTAAGTTTAAGAAAACTAAACATGCCAAAAACCAAAAAGGTAAAGGTATGAAAGTACTAAATAGTTATGTTGAAGAATATTATGATGAGCAAGACTTAAATTATGATTTTGAAACATACGATGAAGACGATAATACTTAAAATATATTAATACATTTTTATACAAAGGAAATACGATGGACATTCAAGCACTGCGTAAAATGCGCAACACAGATTTCGGTAAAATCACTTCCGAATTCGAAAAAATTGCTAACCCAGAATCTAGCGGTGGCAAAAAATCCTACCAAGATGACAGAATGTGGAAACTCGAAGCCGATAAGGCTGGTAATGGTACAGCCACACTGCGTTTTCTACCTCGTGTAGAAGGTGACGAACTCCCATGGGTTCGTATTTTTAATCACTCTTTCCAAGGTCCAACTGGTAAGTGGTATATTGAAAACTCTCTTACAACTTTGGACGAGAAAGATCCTGTTGGTGAATTGAATTCTAAATTGTGGAATTCTGGTTCTGATGCCAATAAGGAAATTGCTCGTAAGCAAAAGCGTAAGTTATCTTACATCTGTAATGTTTTGATCGTTTCTGATCCTAAGCATCCAGAGAACGAAGGACAAGTTCGCTTGTTCAAGTTTGGTAAGAAAATCTTTGATAAGATTATGGATAAAGCTCGTCCAACTTTTGAAGATGAGAAACCAGTTAATGTTTTCGATCCGTTCGAAGGCGCAGATTTTAAACTGCGTATGCGTAAGGTAGATGGTTATGCTAATTATGACCAATCCACTTTTATGGATCCAACTGAGTTGGCAGGTGGTAATGAAGACAAGATGGTTGAGATTCTAAACAAATCTTACAAGTTATCTGAGTTCTTAGATCGTAAGAATTTTAAATCTTATGAAGATTTGTCTAAGAAACTTGCCGATGTGTTAGATGGTGAAGGAACACCTATTAAGTCAGCTGCAGCTCTGTCTGAAGATGATGACTATGTTGCTCCAAAGTCAACTGCCACTACTGTAGCATCTAAGCCAGTAACAGTTTCTAAAGCACCTGAGATTAATGACGATGACGAAGATGTCATGTCTTATTTCCAGAAAATTGCTGACGAAGCATAATTAGTTCTTGACTAAACTAAAAGGGATCTTCGGATCCCTTTTTTTATGCGTAGCGATTTTGGATGTAGCTATTCACACTTGATTCTTGATTTCGCATTGGTGATCTGATATCAACTGAACCACCCTTACTTCCATTATTATTGATTGTTGTTGGAGCATTAACAACAGTTGGAGAAGAATTACCTTTTACTTTTAATTCTTCATTTGTTTTAGAAGAAGTATTTAATTTTTCAGAAGAAGTAGGAGCAGAACCAATAGGATTTCCCATCTCATCATAAGCAACTGTATCTCCTGATTCAAATCCTTGTGCTGCTTTAACTGCTCCACCACCAACTGCGCTTCCAGCTTTAGAACCACCCCAGTATCCGATAGCGCCACCACCTAAACCACCGATGGCAGTTCCAACGCCAGGAACAACAGAACCAATTGCAGCACCTGCTGCTGCGCCAGCAAGAGCACCACCTTCTCCACCAACACCACCTCCAACTGCTTCACCTTTTTTAACCTGTCCTTCTTCTTTGGTTATTTCTCCACGCTGAACTGCTTCTTCAGCATCTTGATAACCAGTATATGCTTCATATGCTCCGCCAGCAACTGCTCCAATAGCACCAATTTTACCAGCGTTTTTTGCTAAAAACTTACCAGCTTTACCAAGAAATTTACCACCCTTTTTGCCACCTTCGCCGACCATGTCCATTGCTGAAGATGCCATATCACCAAGAGTAGATCCTCCGCCACCACCAGTACCACCCAATTCTACAAGTTGCAAAATTGCTGCGAGTTGTTGTTTTTGTACATCAAGAGATTCTATTAGAGATTTGCCAATACCATGTTCGGCAGTAACTTGATCAGCTTCTACTTTTACTGTATCTAATTTTGTTTTCTTATCAAACTCTTGGGCTTCTTCTTGAGCAGTTCGAGTAAGTTGAGATTTCATTCTTGGATCCATAGTGGCAAGTTCTTTTGTTCCCTTGTCTACTGCTTCTAGATCTTTTTTCTTTGGAGCATATCCAGCTGCTTTGGAAGCATCAACTCTTTTTTGCGCTTCTGCTATTTCTTTTTCTTTTGCCTTGATCTCTTCGAATCTCTTCTCAGCATCAGCTTTAGCATAATCTTCGCCTTTTAAATTCTTTAAAGCAATTGCTCTTTTATCATTACCAAGAGCACCTTGAACGAATTCTTTCTTTTCTTGTTTTAATGCCTGTTTTTCTTCACGCTTGGCTAGTAGTTTACTAATAACTCCAGTAAATCCAGTAATACTTTTACCTTGAACTTCTTCATCACCTTTACCACCAAGTAGTAATTCTCTTAATTTACTATTTGCGCCAGCAACATTTTGTCTAGATGAGTCGTTTTCGCTAATTCTCGCTGCTGTCGCAGCACCAAGACCACCTTTAATTGCTTCTCTGATAGTAGCATTTAACTGTTTTAAACTATCAGTTACTTGCTCTTCTCGTTTCTTTTTATATTCTTCATCATTTGCTGCTTTGACTTGCGCTTCAGATAACTTCTTAACATCAATTTTTAGATCGTTTGCAGCATGCGTGTTTAAGTTGATGGACAGAGTGTTTTTCTCTGTCATCGCAGCTTGCAACTTAAGAAGTTCTTGCATTGTCATTTTACTTGTTTCTCTCTAATCTTTGTTTTTCTTCTTGTAAGAATTCGACCAGCATGGCAACATAAATCTCTCTTTCGAAAGGAATCATATCTTCAATCTCAGTCAGAGAATATTTGTGATATTGCATCAAAGCGAAGTTGGTTTTATAATAATTGGCCAACGACTCATGACTGAGATTTATTAAAAAAAACTGGCTGTTCCCTCCAAGGATGTTTCGTTGTGTGCGCCACAAGCAGGACAGTCGAATTCTATTACTTTTTTAAACTTTGGAACACTAACAAAAAATTCTTCAATCTTATCGAATTGTTCTTTAGTTAAATTCATTATAAATTCTTCAAGTTCTTGTTTCGTTTGTTCGTTTGCATAGAAAATTTCATCACCATTATAGATTGACTCAATACAGTCAATAACTAACTCCATAACAGCATTAATATCTTCATCCTTACCATCTGCTTTCCTGAATGTTTCTAAATTTGGATAACGCATAATAACACCACATTCGTCAAATAAATGAATTCTATTTGTATGTTCAGGATTTTTAACAACTTCAATAGTTGTTAAGTCGATCGGTAATTTAACTTTATTCTTTTCTTGTTCGCAATGAGCGCATGTAAAAATTAAATCAACTGTTTCTCCAACAGATTTTGCTCTAATTTGTGTAAACAAATATTCAACATCAAAAACAGCTAATGTATCAACATTAATTTTTTCTTGAACGCAATTAATAATAATCTCTTTAAGCGTATTGGTCATAACCTCAACACTTTCGCTTTGCTGCGCCAGTAACAATGCTTTTTCTTCTCTAACTAAAAATGGTCTAAATGTTACCTTTTGGTCTGTAGAAGGAATCTTCACAGAATACAATGGCGATTTCATCATTGGTAATGACATAACTCAATTCCCCTTATTCATTTTATCAATCAATTTATTTAATTCACTTGTGCTACCTACAAAGATAGCATTATTCGTTACATTTTTTGCACCACCTTTTGGTTCATCAATCTTTTGTTTCTGTTGATGTAAATCCATAAGTTGACTATTAATATCTGCCACTTGTTTCATTAAATTTCCAACGACCTCAAATGCCCTTGGATGTTCAGACTGTTTAGCAACAGCGAGAGCAGTTGTTAAAGCATCTTGTCCCTTGTTTAATAGATCTAAAAGATTTGCTCTGGTTTTATCGTAATCAGATTCAATCTTTTGATCTTGGGATTCTATAATTTCTCCAGTTTCAGCAACAATTAATTCTCCTGTTACTTTTTCAATCGGAGTCATATTAAAGATTTCGCTCAAATTATCATCAATTTTCATTTTATTTTATAGTACCTTCGTCTTCAATACCATCGCTTCTGGTATTTCTAGCAGGTGGATCAGTAGGATGTAAACCTAAATCCACTGATGGATCGGAAATATTTGAAGCTGGATTTGTTGTAACAGGAGCAGCTACGGCTGTATTAGTTGCTCGTTGAGTGAAAGGTGTTGGTGATGTCCCAAATCCACCTGTCCCTGCTGCTGGAGTTGGGGAACTAACACCACCCCCACCGAATCCTCCTGTTTGAGGTGCGCCAAATGCTGGTGTGCTGCCCATTGTCGTTTGTCCCCCAAATCCGCCATTTCCTGCTCCTCCGATCCCACCTGTTGAATTACCAGCGCCCATGCCCCCACCGAACCCTCCACCC